TGTTACGGGGAGCCCTAAGGTGGACCCGCGCTGGATTCCACAGCATGCGCATCATTCTCCCCGCGAAAGGAGGGACGACTTAATTTAACGGAATGTCGTAATAACAGCGGATGCCCGTATCGTCACAGATGCAGACCATCTGCTCCGGCTGCCCGACGATCCGCTTCTCCACACAGAAGCTGTCCATCCCCTGGAAGGAACCGGCCATGACCGTCCGCACGCCCTGTACGACATTCGTCTGATTGTGATGCATATGCCCCGACAGTACCGCGCACAGCGGCACACCGACCATCTGCTGCAGCGCCTGCATCTTTGAACTTGAGGTATCAAAATCTCCGTGGACGAGCGCATAGTTCTGTCCTCTGACTTCAAATACACTGATGGTGTTATCCAACTTGTGATCGTCATTGATAATGACGTTGTCAAAGTTCTGCAGCCTCGCTTTCAGATACCACTCGATCAGGTTGTCGAGCCGCTCTCCCGTGACGGCGTTGTCCTTATTCGGCTCGATACGGGAATGGTTCCCGGCAACGCTCACGAAGCGCACCGTTCTGAAATGACTGCTGAGCCCGGCGATAAACTGCGCGATCAGCTCGCTGACGCCCATGACCTGCTCGATAACATTCTCCTTATTGGAGACCTGGATGCTCCTGTGGATGTTTCCGGAGATGAAATCCCCGGCACCCCAGACGACGACATCCTCGCTCATGTGCATGTTCCCGATGGTGATGACCTTCTCCAGATACCGCGCCATCATCTCCGCGCAGATTTCCGAATTGTATGTACACCAGGCGTTATTGACGTTCGCGCCGTAGTGGAGGTCGTTCAGGCTGACCAGCAGCGTGTTGTCCCCGACCACACGATGCAGGACACTGTCCTCATACCGCAGCTCCGGAAGGCTTCCGGACGCGACGCAGCTCTGGATGATCTCGTTGAGCTCCTCCTCGCGCGCGCGTTCCCGCACCATCTTGTTCCACGCCATCCGCTGGTCGAAGAACTTCTGCCGCTCGATCTGCAGCTCCAGCATGCGCATATCCAGATCCGCCGACGCTTCTTCTCCTGTCACCTCGCGGCACTCCTCGTCGAAGAGCTCCAGCGTCTTCTTGCTGCCGTACATCATTCTCCGCGCCACATCGCTTGAATACGGCTGCCCGTACACATACTCGGACAGCTCCGAGTAATCTACATCGGCAAGCGTCTTGTCGACGAGCTTGCCGTTAATGAGTCTCCTGTGCCAGTCTAAATTAGACTCGTGCTCTCTTTTCTCCAGCTGCATTGCGCACATCCTTTCCGCGAAGTCTGTTCAGAAAGCGCATCACCTGCGGCGCTTCTTCGCAGTAATACCGATGGCGCTTGCTCCTCTGCCGCATCGTTCTGACGATGCAGGTATGCGGAAACCGCTGTACGATCGCTTCCTTTTCAGCCTTTGAAATCAATACCATGGTTTTGCTTCATTCCTTTTCTTCAGATTTTTTGTGAAAGGGGAAAGTGAATTTTGTGATTTCCCCTCCAATAGTACGCCTCATCAAGTGCCCGAAAAACCCAGTAAAACAAGGCCTTTCGGGCGTTTTGATTTTTGAACACTGCAGGATGCGATCAGCTCGCGCGCGATGCCGCGCGCCTTCTCATGACCGAGTTTACCATCTGCTGCGTCGCCACCTGCACTGCGCATTCCGGACAGTATTTCTGCTTCTTCCCCTTGACCGGCGCATTCAGCTTCGTCGTGATGCCGCAGTTGGCGCACACGAAATACGGTTCCCCGTGATACTTCAGATACTGATAGCCGAGGTTTCGAAAATCGGTGATATGTAAGACAGGCTCCCCGTCTTCAATGAAACAGACGCGCACATTGGTGCTGTCCACCTTTTTGGAAAACCGGATCATACCAGACTCGTTCAGGTTGTGGTACATCAGACTCTGCCGCTTGATGGAAGTGTTGATGTTCGCCATCCGCATGATGTCCGAGTCCTTGTTGTTCACCCAGCTGTCCGCCTTCGGCGATACCGCATTCCAGTATTTCGCCAGGCACAGCAGCGTAAAGGCAAGCCGCTGCGTCTGCTTTCCGCCGCACGCTTCGATCCGCGCCATCTCCGGCTTCGTCACGGTGATCGACTCAATGTTGATCGACGCATACTTCGCTGCCCTTGCAAGCGCCCTGTCGAGCGTGTCCGCCCATTTCGGAAGGGAGACGGACGGATCACACTTCAGCAGGAAGTTGTCAAGCGTCCTTCTGACGTCCCGCTTCGACATCCCGCTGTCGAGATAGTATCTCGCCACACGGCACATCGTCTCAAACGGCCTCTTTCCGAGCGAGCGCTGCGTGATCATGTCTTCCGTCCACTCGCGTTCATTCAGTACAATCGTCATCTTCCGCAGTCAGCTCCTTTTCTTTAATCGTAAACCGTCTTCCGCCGTATTCGATCTCTCCGTCCTCGCTCTGTGCCGGGTACCGGATGATATTCCCGTTCTTCTCCAGAAGATTCCGGACGATCTCTTCACCGCACAGATTCCATGCGAGACGTTTTGTCGCGCTCCGCGTATAACAGAGATCGAGCACGATATTGCACAGCGCTTTCGCGTCTGGGCAGACAAGAGCGCATTCCTTTCGAAATTCGTCATCCATCGAATTCAGAACAGAAAACGACTCATATTCGTCCACGCGCTCGTACTCTGCGAAGACAACGTAGTTCTTCACCCGCCTGTTATACTCCTCGAACAGCTTCTTCACCGCACTGTACTGCCGCGGCAGATATTCCGCGTCGCTCCGCATGATCCGATAGTCGAAGTCCGCTCCTGCGCTGTACTTTCCGACATAGCCGTCAAAGGCGCCTTCGAACTTCCTGCAGATGCGGTTCATCACACAGTCTCCCGTACCGACAGGCATCTTCATCCGGAAGTATTTCAGAAACTCGTTCTGCCGTTCCGTACGCTCCTCTTCCGGGATCTTCTCCAGATCCGATACCGTCATCTGGAACTCCCGCATCGCGTTGCGGTCCGTATTTTTAATATATGTATGATACTGTTTCATCAGCGCCGGATAGATATAGCGCATGAAGTACGGCTTCCTGTCCGCAACGATCCGCCGGTAGAATTCCCGCTGCTTCTCATCCTCGATCCGGTTGCACTCGTGCCGGTCGTGCCATGACTTTACCATCGGCTTGCACACGATGCCCTTGGCCTTGTCAATCTCGTTCTGCTGGTACAGCTGGCCGCAGCGAATCCGGTAGCTCAGCGTCTCATACTCTTCCGAGCCTTTCTCAAAGTGCGACCGCACCTCGAACATGGATGTAATCCAGTTCGTCGTCTGCCCGATGCTGTTTCCGAAGCTCTCGATGTTCGACCGGATAAAGTCGACCTCCTCCGAAATCCGTTTCTCCGCCTTCCTCTGCGCGCACATCAGCGCCGGCATGGGGACAAGCTTTTCCACCAGTACGCGGTTGTCCGTCAGCATGACCAGGTCGCCGTCCATATCCATGCCGTTGAGCGCCGCGCACATGGTATCCCAGCCGTTGATGATTGTCGCGGTGCTGATATAGCGGAACCAGTACCGTACGTCATCCCGGTTCACCGGATGCACCAGCCGGATGTTGTTGTGACAGGTCATCGGCGCGCGGAAGCAGGCGAGCCTTTCCGCGCCGCAGTCTGCCCAGTACCGGTTATAGATCTCTCCCGCCTTTAAAAGACCCGTCTTCTCCAGACCGAACATGCTCTGGCACAGCAGATACGGATCGCCGGACACGATCGAATAATTCCCGTGCACCTCCACGACGCCGACCTTCGCCTGGTTGATGCGGTTGCGGATCAGCTGATAGATGCTGCTGCGCACATAGGGATCGTCGAGCATCCGTTCGTCTACCATGGCTGCCTTGATGAAATCGTCATGCATCCGTTCTACGTTGCTGTCGTTGAGCCCTATACCTTTCAGATACAGAATCGCCTTGCGCCAGTCGTCTCCGAGCGCGTCAGATGTGTCCCGCACGGTCGGCCCGATCAGTTCGTCGATCTCCTCGTCCGTCAGGTCATAGCTCTGGATGAACTGATAGTTCAGCGAGCGCTCGCTCTCCAGCTCCTTCGGGCAGCTCTTCGGCACGCCGAAGGTGTAACCGTTCCGCATAGAATTCTGTACATAGGATTCACAGTTCAGATAGCTGTCGTACAGCTTTACCATGGACGTCGTCAGTATCAGCTCCGCGTCCCGCACATCCCTTTCGTCTCCCCAGGCATCGCGGATCATGTACGTACCGGCAACCTTCTCGGCAAAGTCCAGAAAGTCAAAGGTGAACACCATCCCTTTTTCAAAGGAGAAGCGCGTATTGCATCCGCTCATGACGTAGTCGAGTCCAAGCTCCCCGCTCCACCGCTCCGCGAGTGATGGGAGCATCAGGCCGAAGCCGTCGGACGCGTCCATTGTGATTGTCTCGCCCTTTCGCGCCTCCATGACCGGCTCGCCGTCTCCCTCGTCCGTCAGCGCAATGATATCAGACACATACTGCGTCTCCGCGTCGTCCACGACGATGATGCCGTGCGGCATGCTCACCGGCACGGACGCCGAGCATGTCAGCGCCTTATAGGCTTCCAGCTTCGCAGTCACCAGCTTCTTTGTCTGATCCCTGCCGTTCTCGATCCGCCGCCGCAGCTCCGGTGCCAGAC